TTACCCCGGTTGTATCGATCATGCAAGCACCACCGGACATCATATGGTTAACAAAGTGGGCAACCCGATCACCGTGCCACGTAATATCAGCCGCGACACCTTCATTCTCCGCGACGTTGCCAGCATGTGCTCCCGTGGCATATCCCACTGACATTTGGTGCCATGTAAACACCTTAGCCGTGGCCGTGCCTTTTCCGGGGCAGTCCGTGTGAACCTTCCACATCGTTCCCATGTAATCGCGCCACCGTTGAGAAGTTGGCATCCCTTCCATAAACGGCATTCCATTTCCCCCAATATAATCCGATGAGGAAAATTCCTTCACCGTCATCGCCATGGCATAGGCGCGGGGTGTGAGAATCGCATAACGCCGGCCATCGTTCGGCGCGTCGTTATCGTCCAGCGCTTCACACATTTGGATGAGACTGTTTCGAACAGCCGCCTCTGAGGTGACTACCCATGACACAATGGATTCCGTGGTCGTATCGAGGATCGTAATCACCTGATTATCGACTTTTCGGCCCAGTGCCCAAGCACCGCCCTTCGCCAACGCCATTCGCTCATCGTGAATGATTTTGGCTTCATCCAATTTATCCACCCAATCGCCCGCGTAAAAATCTTCGAGGGTACATTCGATGGCCGTGTGGTCCTGGTTCATCGGCGTGACAACACCGTGACGCGCTTTTGTCGTCGCTGAACCCTTACCGATTTTTTGAAACGTGGTGCTCTTACCAACTACATTTGTTTTCATTCTGACGCTAGGACGTAAAAAGCCGCCTTCGCGCTGGAAAACATGGTGCACGTCACGCTCATATTGCCGCACAAAAGCGGTATCAACTGATTGACTCATGTTTAAATCTCCAGGTTAAGGGTTGCTCCGTCCAGTGGGCCAAACGTATACACGCGGTGGGCCGAGTGGGTCGCGCTGTATCCGTTCAGGTTGTTCGGTTGCTAAGGTTAGCCGTAAAATTGCTTGGCTAATGCATCCCGTTCCTTGAACAAACGGTCTGCGGTTATTCGATCATTTTTATCCATCGCCGTGTGAGCTTGATGGGTTAATTCGTCTATTTTCTTTTCTGTGGTCTGTTTGTCACCATCAGACATAACAGCATGCAATCCCGCTTCCCCCATTTGTCTCCCTATTGTTGCAAAGACACGACTAAAGGCTGGATGGTTGCCAGCGGAAATGCCATCAATTTTCGCCGCATCCAATAGGCGCATAAACTCATCATCGCCAAATTGTTTAATGGCTCTATCCGCGTAGCGAATATTAATTTCATAATCGCCACCCCATTCCTTTTTTAAGTTTCGTTCCGCATCTTCAAAGTGGGTTTTGATTTCCCTTTCTTTTTCTTCCTCATCGGAAATGTAGGCATTCTTAATCACATCCAACAATTGACCACCGATATTTTCGGCAACGTCTTTCGTGGCTCCCGCCTTATGTAAAATCTCTTTTATTTGGTTGACAGTATTTTTACCTTCCTCCGCATCGACATATGTCAAAAGATCATCGGGAAAATCAATTTTATAATCATCATGCGTGTCAGGAACGCCTAATTTTTTCCTGAATTCTTTAATGTCCTCTTCCGTCGCCCCTTTACCCGGTAGGGTAATCGCATTGGATAATTGTTGACGAAACTGGAAAGCCGCCTTGGCCAATTCTTCTTCCGTCGTGAAGCGTTCGGAAAAGGTTTTCAGCTGTTTGTCAGTGATTCGATCACGCCACGTTTCTCCCTCTTTCGTTTTCCCACTCTCTTCACCCGTGGCCGGTTGACCTGTAGGCTGGCCTGTAGCCGGTTGGCCTGTAGCCGGTTGGCCTGTAGCCGGTTGGCCTGTAGCCGGTTGGCCCGTGGGTAATTCATTCGGCTGGCCCGTGGCCGGCTGGTTTTCGGTCGGCTGGTTTGGCTGATCACCTGAAACGCTTTCACTTGTCATAAATTATCCTCTAATGGTTCTGCATTGAGCACTTGAACAATCCACAATCCGACTGACCGTTTACCTGCTCTGAACGCCATCTTGTGCGTGTCGGCAACTTCATTTTCAATAATCGGCAGACCTTCCGATTCGCCAATAATCTGAGATAAGACACGCTTACCTTCATCACTGTTAAAAACGCGTCGAAAATCTCTGTACCGATCCATTTTGGTATATTGATTTCGCCCCGGTTTAATCGACGTGAGGGAATCGAAGAATTTTTGAAGGTCGTTTTTTTTAGAAAAAAATTGCTTCATCAAGTGCCAACCCCAGGCGTAAAATAAATGGTTCCACTTCCCGAGGCGGCAATTGCCGCCACGTGAGTATAATTTTGTGCGTTCAGTGTTATCCATCCATTCGCCGGAATAGGGGTATCGTTGGTTGAGGCGGTTACCGTTTCATCGCCAAATGCAATGTGAATGACAGCCGAATGCGTATTCAGAACCAATACTTGTGTGGGCGTAACCGATGCGGCCAATGGAAAGCTTGACGTTGCGGTTGTTGCCGCAATGGATACCGTGTCATCTGTTGGGGTAAAATTTGTGATATTCATGACTGTTGCGCTTCTGCTAATGTTTTGGTGGTATTGGCCATTTGCTCTTGCGCCGCCAATGCTTGCGCTTGTCCGGCTTGTTCTTCGCGGAATTGACGCAACTTTCCAACAGCATCCTGTGAACGCAACCATTCCAATGGCATACCAAAAGCATCGGGCATGTCGCGAATGATCTTATCACCGTCAAAATTATCCATGACCCTAGGATCGGCCTGGATGAAAGGCGCCATCAACTCTAAAGCGCGAACAGTGGCGGTGGCTTCAATCTGACGCCTGGCGCGTTGGATCGGGGATTGAAATTCAAAGCGAATGTCACGGCCTTTTAAAATATCAGGGGGCTCACCGAAAGCATTGGCCCGCAACATAATGCCAAAGGACCGTTCAACAATATGCCCAATATAGTCCGCTTCCAACTGTCCAAAAACCGGCCCAATGGTCCTGATAAATTCTTCCTTTCTCTCCAGAATTTCCGTGGCCGTCATTTGCGGGCCATCGATGGGTAGATTAAAGACGTGTTGAAAAAAGGCCGCTTCCACCGCAAGCTGTACGCGGTTTTGCATTTCCAATCCCAAGGGGATATTTTTTCCAAAATCGATAGGGCCTAATGGAGGCCTGCCCCCGGTCGACCTCATCGCATCGGAGTCAATCACGGAAATGCCACCGGGGAAGGTTCTCACCGCCCCAATTACGGAGTCATCCAGCGTCCATATAGGGGGGTCTACCGCTTTTTGGCCTGCCACCAATAGGGTCTTACCCATGGCTTGTAACGTCTTGGAATCGGGCAATGCGACCATTCCAGGCGAACGACCATAAACTTCCCCGGTTGCCGTCTCCCATCGAGGGACGGCGAAAGGGAACTCAATAAACCCTGACTCTTCAACAATATGTTCGGATTCTTTATCAATAATCAAGGATGCAAAAGGAAAGTCAGTGTTCCGGCGACTGTTATAAGATCTATCCGCTCGGGGATAAACACATTGGACAAAGCCTATTTTTTGCTGAGACATATGCTTGTTACGATAGGCTTCTTTCGTCCTTTTTCCAACATTGTTTTCACCGAACTTATAAACGGCTTGTCGCGGGGTCAACATCATTTCATGATAAAGGGTGTCAACAACACCATCTCCATTTTCATCAATCACCGCATCCTTTGGGTGAATGGATTTAAAGATGAGATTGTTTAAAAATTGGTTTTCACCAACAAATAAAACACCGATACCAAACGTCACCAGATCATTATCCACCTCGCCCGACCGCTGAATAAAACGCGATGCTTTTGCATAGATCGCATTCCACATGCGGCGTTCAACAAAACTTAGCCATCGCCTGACTTCCTCATCTTCGTTTAAATCTTCATCCTGCGCCCGGACATGAAACCAAATAGACGTTTTGGGCTTCAGCAAACCATCGATGGCGGTGGCCAATCCTCGCCTGGCGCGCATAGGCGCACCGTCATAGATAATCGAATGTCGATCGGCTCCAGGTGTTTGGGTTAACGTAATATCAGCGCGGATAGGGTGTAAAATTTCGGCAAGCTCTTGCCAATAATTTTCCCACTGGAACCGATTTTTTTTAAGGCTTGCCCATCTGTCCAGATGGTCCAATACAAGATTCATCCCAATAATGTCCGGCGCGTTAAACTGGTATCATCAGAAGCCCTTTGGGCTGACGTGAGAATGGTGCTGGCATAACCTTTGCGCTTTCTCATGCGTTTTCTTTGTTCTTCTGTATCTTCCTGAACTTGTTCATCCTCTACTGTCGGAGGTGGGGGTGCTTTTTTGGGCTCATCTCCATACATCCCGACAAATTTGGCGGCTTTTTTGGCAATTTTCGACATAGTGCAATACCATCTTTTGTAAATCCGTATTTTTTACACAGATTTATGAACAGTTGATCTTCCCCAATATGCGCTTGCGCTGTCACATTGACATCCACACAACCGGCACTGTCGGCCCATCGAGTAATGCTTTTCATTAACCATCGTCCAACACCAAGCCCTCTTGATTCCGGGATCACATAGAATTTTGTAACGTAACAACTTGGCTCGTTTATGAATTCACAACATATGAATGCGAGACAAAGGGCATGCAAACAGTCACTGTCAGCCACAATGATCGTGGCCATTGGATCGTCAAGGTAAGAGGTAAAGGTTTGAATTGCATTTTTCTCGTTGTACGTATAGTTCCATTGACTTTCGTCAATGAATTGCCGTGCAATTTTTAAAAGTCGTGGAATGTCATACGGTTTAGCGGGACGAATTACCATTCGTAAGGGTTGTAATAACTTTCGACTTTGATTTCAGTTTCTTGACTTTCGAGCGGTGCGTTCAATCGTTCATTGACATATTCCGTTAACTTTTTTTGGGTCCAACCGTTTTTCCTTTCCTCTTCCGTTGGTTCAATGGGTTCGATGGTAATTTTCACGCAATAGTTTCTCCGCCAGATTGTGACCGATCCTTGCCACCATTTCGTCTAGTTTATCCACGGATAAGGTTTTTCCAGGGTTTAGGTTTTGATAAGCCCGTTGTGTAATATCTCTTAACAGATGAAGGTCTTTTGCATCCAGATCCATCAGAAAGTTCAGTTTTTGGTCCTTGAATCCCCATACCACCGATTCCGCGATCAACAACTTTGCGCCTTCTTCCGGGGGGTCATCGGATAATTGTGTTTGATAATGTATTGGTCCCCATAAGACACCGTGTTCTTGCGTGTCATAGTCAAACGCGGCGGCCAGATATTCTTTTGCTTTTGACAGATATTCATCTTTGTACCAAATTGAGGCTTGACGCAATTCACCCTGTTCGAATTCACCATTTATGTACGTCATATTGATTCTCGACTTTCACCAATTTTAAATGTCCATAGTTCCGGTTCTTGGGGAAGAGCGCATTTAAATCGGGATCTTCGATTCGAGACAAGGAATCCAGAATGTCATCATGACCACTTCCCATGAAAGGAAATGCCTTGAATTCTTTAATGAACTCCTGAACAAAATCATATCCCCTTTTCTCATGATTGGTTTGGCGGATGGTAGAGGGAACATAAAACTTTCCTTCTTCGAATGGACCAATCAAGCGCTTAATTCGTTCGTTTTTACTGAGTTGATTACCCCCTAATGACACAATTTCAAACCGGTAATTTTCCCGATTTTGAACCGTCTTGATATATTGAGTATCAGCTTTTAACCCATATTCTTCATACCCTACCTTGATCGGCCCCCAGCGTCTATGCAATTCCATTAACACGTTGGCCCTTTCCGTTAAGTTCAATCTGTCACGAATACCATCCAGCAAATAATAATTTTTGTCGGCACCCAAACCAATGACCGACATCACCGTGTAATCGGATTTCTTGCTTTTCTCGTTAGCCGGATCTACCAGGATATAAATATTCAATCCCTTGCCATCATTATATTCTCCGGTATAACGAATCCAATCCTCTTTAAACCCGTCCGTGTCGATGGCTTTCGGGTTTAGCAACATCTGACACGCAAAGGTGTAATCACCTTGCTCCCGTCTTTTTTTTTCCAATTCTTGACGGGTGAGAAAAACCGGTCTGCCTTCCAGTTTTCCGCTATCCGTTGCCGGGTGAAGTCTTACTGTCGCCACTCCCCGATCCATCATATCGGAGTACGTATCATTATAATGGTAGCGTGTCCCAATATAACGAGCATGCCCACCTTGCGCCCCCAGGTTTGTTGACAGCTCCCAGGCCGAGGAGGTTTTATGAATCATTTCGGGAGTCGTGACACTTCCCATTGTCACAACATCATCGTAAACTCGAATAAAAAAGTGTTTTGAGGTGGGCTGACCGTCAACCAATCCCCACGCTTCTACCGTCGCCTCTTTCGGGTTTGTCTTTCTTTTAACAATAATCCCGTCATCTTCCGACCATTTGGGTGATTCACGTTGGGGATTGAAATAACAGATATCGGGGAATAAATCCCGTAACCGTTCGTTGGCTTCAAAGTCGTATTTGATTTGCCGTAGGAAACCCTTAGCGATGGGACGCGTGTGGGAAAATATTCCAATCGTGGCTTCACGTCCTTCCCAATCGGGAAGGGGGTCATTCCCGTGTGAGGCGAGAATATCCTGTATCGATTTAGCATAGGTGATGATGGTGCTATTGTGTGTCGGCACCATGCTTTCACCCGTCAGATAAAGCCCGTCATCCCTATCGACTTGTATACAACGCATGGGGATAGGTTCGACTTCTCGACAATCAACGATATAGCGCCTCGGATTTTGACGAACGCCTTTTTTGCTATTTTCCAGTTTTCGTTTTAGCTTGAATACGGGAAAATCCTGATACGCCTGAAAAGATACTTGCCAATAGGGATAAGGCTTGTTATTCACTGATCCTATATGCTGTCGTTTTCGCGGCTTGAGTCCCAGTGTATTGGCGAGTTCCACGACATTATCAATTAATCTAGCATTTGTATTGACAAAGGTCGCCGTCCCTCGATCATTACAACTTCCGTCCGTATCCATTAATCCCTGCAACAACGCTAACCGTTGTTTCACACTCGATCTCAGATAACATAGCGGTATATGCTTGTTGTGCAAAACACCGATATTTCTCAAGCGTGTGTGCAATCCATACACTGTACGGCATTGCGAATTGAGCCCAGGTGTATGGTCGTGGCTAATATCAAAATGTGCGGCAATAAACTTAAAAATATCCTGATCACCGCTAGTAATCCGACCGGTCGAACTTTCACCATCACCCAACCAAGCGCCCAATACATAAGGAGAAATGGGGAGTTGAATTTCAGGTAATTGCAAAGGTGAAGCCACACGAATGGCTAAACGATTATCTTGCTTATGCGTGTGCGCAAAAATCTCTCGTGTTTGCATTAACGCACATTCGCGGTAAATTCGTTTCCCTATTTTGTTTTGAGAATAGGTTCCGGGTATACGCTTGCGTGATAATTTTTCTACTTGCCACAGATGTTCAGCGCCGGAGATTAAGGTTGTTCCGTCATCAAACTCGATTTCATACGCCTTGGCGTCTGTCACAATTTTATTGAGTGCAATAACCTTACATCTTTCACCATCCGGCCCAAACAGCTCATCACCCGGCTTTAAATCACCATGCTGTATCCAGCCGTTGGGCGTGGGCTGTAACTGTGTTAACGGTTGCAGCTTATAATGTTCGCGTGCCCATAAATCCAAATGATCATTCGGATTCCCTTCAACTTCCCGACACCGCGCATACAACCATTCTCGCTCCATGTCGGGGCGATTTAATACGTAGCGAAGCAGATAATATAAATCCGTGCGCGCCAGTTGACGCATCGAGACGAATTTTTCCTGATCGGGAAGAGAGTTTAAAAACTCAATCAGACGTTTCGTGTACGTCTCTAACGTCAACATTTAATTGCTCTCTTTCCACTTTCCCATCAATCAATTCACCCGATCCAATCAAGTCTGATAATAATTCCTTGAGCGAATCCGACAGCTCCAATTTTTTTTCGATAGAACCTGAATGTTCGTGCTCGATTTTGTCTCTCCAACCCAACACGTTTTTAGCCGTGAAGATGGCG